TCTCTTTCTAATCCTAAAACCATATCAGATAGTTGAGCAATAGAACCAGAACCTCTAAGCTGTGCTAGTGAAGTGACTGCACCCTCTTCATGTCCTTTACCATCGGGTCTCTTTAGATGTGATACACAAATCAAAGCTACATCTGTTTCTTGTACAAGTGTACGAAGCTTTGTCATAATCTCATCAAGTGCTTTTCTTTCTTCGCCAAACTCTTGAGAAGATACAATCATACTAATGTGGTCAAGTACAATGAACTTACAGTCCAAAGCTTTTGCCATGTATCTAACTCTTGAAACTATATTGTCTACTGAATTTGAACCGAAGTGATTATAGAAATAAAATCTACCTGTACCAACTGTCTTGTTGAAGTAGTTTGTTTTATCTTCGTCAGATAAATTTACATCGGGTCTTCGTAATGGAAGATTAGCTTCAGTACCCATAATATCTAATGCAGTTATCTTAGGGCTTTCCTCAAGCATAATCATACCGATGTTACTCTCGGTGCTTTTGAATATATGATAAACTAATTCCTTGATTACAGAAGTCTTACCTAATCCTGTACCCGCAGTAATAGTAACTAACTCACCGCTACGAATACCATAAGTAAGCTCATCTAAACCTTTCCAACCATAGTTAATACTAGATTTGACAATAGGTTTAAGAACCTCATCAAGTAATTGTGTGCCTTTGATAATCCCGTCTGGTGCATGAACTGGTGCGTTCCACCAACACTTAGTATACTCTTCATACTTTCTTCTAACTGCCATATCGTTAGCGTCTTTGTATGACTCTGGTAACTTGACTATCTTTACTTTGCCGGGTTGAAATAACTCAGCAACTTTCTTTGAAGCTTCTCTACCAACCTCATCATTATCAAAGTTAAGTACAATAGACTCAAACTTATCAAGCCAATCGTAACTCTTCTTGATATCTTTTAAGGCAGAAGAGACGCCATTCTTAATGGAAACCACAGGATATTTAGAACCTAACATTTGGTAAACACTAAGTGCGTCTACTTCTCCCTCGGTAATGGTCACATATTTTCCCCCATTAAATAATTGTTGTCCGAACAATCCAGAATTAGATGTTGAACCAACAATAGAAAACTGTTTATTCTTTACATATCTAGTCTTCATACCTATCAAACTACCAGTCTCATCATGGTAAGGATAGATATGTGTGCCAATCATACCATTGTTCATGGATGCTTTAACACCATACTTTTTACAAGTCTCTTCGGATATACCTCTGTCTTTGATAGACATGAAACTTGCATTTGCATTTTGATATAACTCATTAACCTTATCTGAAATGTGTGTTATATCTGCTTGTCTTTCTGCAACTTGCATATTCTCGCCCCTTTCGTTTTTGTTTATATAATCCCCGTTTTCCGCAGGGAAGTAGCTCTGACAAGAGAAACAATAACTACTGCCATTGGCATTAATACTTCTTGCGTCACTACTTCCACAGCTTGAACAGGGAACATGATACTCGACAAAACCATTGTCATTGTTATCCATATTCGCCCCCTGTTTCATTTATTGATTAGTTAAAATTCTTCGTTGCCATTCTCTGCAACATAACCACTAGCTACATCAAAGTCCTCGCCATAAGGCACTAGGTCAATGACTTGTACAGCTTGTAAGTCAAGACTCTTACCGGATTTACCGGCAAACTTCCACTCAAAAGGTTTGTACATAACCTTAACAGTAGAGCCATTACCTATCAAAGTGTCGATAGAATTTTTGGCAGAGTCAACCAGTCTTGGTGCAGGATTTTTATTCCCGTCAGCACGACTGACTTTTCTTTTAAACTTAACGATATTACCTCTATCGTCTTGTTTAACTGTGATACCTTCTTTCTTAAAACTTTCAGCAGACTCATCGCTGATAGCTAAGTCGATTTGATACACAGGTTCGAATGTTGTATTCGGTCTAGTAATACTAGCCCAATACGCTTTTCCTTCAACTGTTGGCATATTGCCCTCCTTTTTTTATTATTGAAGATATTATATCATAACAATCATTTATTGTCAAGATAAAAATGTTTCGGTCTTCTACGCAGGACTTATGGATTTACCTGCAACCTTCCACGAGCTATCCACCTTATGAGATAACGCTACTAAGTACAACCCCCAGACCCCTCAGACATTTGTCCATACTCATCCAAAAGTTTGCCTTACAACTAGCTTATTGTTGTTCAGCCAGTAGAAACAAGTGCCTTGCAAAACACCTGTCCGAAATCTTTATTAATTATTATATTAATATTATAATAATAATAATTAAAATACTTTAACATAGTTATTTAGTTTATATAAAATATATTATATCATATAATGATTTCAAAGTCAAGAACTTTTTTTAAATATTTAAAATCATTCGTGAAATACTAATGGACATATTGTCGCCCATGTCTGTTTTTTTTATCATGTTTGCAGCACCAAAAAAACTTACCTTTGCAAAATGTTCTAGTATTTTATTTATATTTATTCTATAACCATATGTTGTAGTTAAGTGTGTTAATAAACACAATATCTTGATTACCTCCATCTTTCTTTTGATGTCAAGTAATTGATAGTCTGTGTTTGCTAATCGTTCTCTTGCTAATTTATTTCCTTCTTCCCATAACTCTTCGAACTCATCTTCTCTTGCACCATACTCAACTAATACTTTTTTTATATCGTCTATCTCTTTAAACATAACTGAAGAACTCCTCAGTAAATATTTCTTTGATAGGAATAAGTACACACTTACTTGCCTTATTATCGCCAACATCTTTTGTTAACTTATCCTTGTACTTATCCACAATCTTTTTAAGAATGGATGTTCTAAAAACAAGTGTACAAAATTCTTCTTTGTTACCTTCTAATCTGTGAAACCAAAAGTCACTAGTCGTTGCATAGATACCACTTGGTTTACCTCTATACTCATACTCTATTGCTATGTTTCCTGTTTTCCTCCACCAACTCCTTTCAGATTTAACTTCTATCTGTGCGTTAGAAAACATATCTTTAACTTTGTCTTCTCGTATCTGTCCATACTTTAAATCAATGTCAAACTTTTTATTACCTTTCATTGTTATACCTTTCTGCTACTTTAAAAGTCGCAACTGTTATTACTATTGCAGCTAACAATAACATATGAGCTATTGCACTTATTCCAAATGCAAATATACTATTAGTTATATACAATGCGAATATGCCGGACCAAATAAAAGCTAACACTTGCATTACCATGTGTCTAACTTGTAAGTCTGGTATATGTCTTAATGGATTATGTTTCATATTCATAATCCCATTCCATGAATTAACTATGAAATTTCTCATCATCACTCCTAATCTTGTTAGTTATTTCTTCGTCACTCTCTCCATGTAACACTTCGTCTGCGTCTTCATCAAGTACAGCATAACTGTCTTGGTCATCCATTGGCACAAGTATTTCTACGCCCTCATAACCATGTGTTATCCAATAGTTTCTTGGTTTCTTTTTAACCTGTTCCTTCGGCATATGGGTCTCCTCTCTTCATGTTAAGCATTTCTTCTATCTCCATTTTTTCCATAGCTTCATCAAAGTCTTTATCATAATCTTTTATGATATCATTAACTCTATTAGTAATAAAATCTAATCTATGTTGTGGTAGATTATAACTTTTTTTATTTCCCATTTCTTCTACACTCTTAACAATCACTCGTAATCTATTCATATATTTTGTTGCGTCAAGCATTTATAACCTCCTCGTTATCTTTACCATAGTTAGATATGTGTTGTAAAAATACCATGTCTTCATCCCCTTTTAAAGTATAAACAATTACATGACAATTTCTTTTTACATATCGTTTTAAATGATGTGATAGTTCTGCATAACTATCTTTTGGTTCATTCCAATATGTTTTCCCGTCTCTAACTGAAACAGTACACGCACAATATTTTATGTTAGTCATATCTTTTATACCTCCTAATTAATATTCTTCTAACTCTTTCCCAATCATTTCTAACTTTTAATTCTCGTAAAGTTCTTGGGTCTCGTAAAGCTTTGCTACCTAATTTATCTTTACAAATCATTAACTTAGCTTCTAGTTTCATCTAGTTAGGTTGATACACACTTCGTGTACCAACCCCTCCTACATATCCAAAGTCATACTCTAGTCTATCTAACATACCTTCATCAGTAGATACATCAAAG